GTTCAGGCTGCTGGTTGGACAGAAATAACGCCGAGCCAGAGTCCAAATTGGACGCCAGTATTAGTGCCTTCGGGCTTTGATAATTAAGGACATATTATGGCAAGTACATTTTCAACCACACTACGCTTAGAGCTGATCGGCGATGGTGACCAATCGGGTATTTGGGGGCAGACTACCAATACCAACCTAGGAACACTCCTAGAGCAAGCCATTACTGGCGTGGTGTCAATTACCATGGTCGATGCCAACTACACGCTATCTAACTTTAACGGCGTATCCGATGAGGCCCGCAACGCTGTGCTGGTGGTAGGTGGTACAAATGCTGCAGTGCGGGATATTATTGCTCCGTTGGTTGAAAAACTTTATGTGGTCAAAAACAATACCGTAGGTGGATTTGGTGTTCGCATTATTGGCCCTTCTGGTACAGGCGTTACTGTGCCTTCTGGAGCTACCGTTTGGGTTTATTGCGATGGCACAAACTTTAATGCAATTGGCACTGAGTCCGTAGGTAACTTTGAGGTCAACGGCAATCTAACGGTTACTGGCAACACCAACGCTGTAGCGGCTACCTATACTGGTAACGTAGTAGCGCTTAACTACTCGACTGCTGGTAATGTTTCGGCTACTGGCAACGTATCGGCTACAGGCAACGTATCTGCTGCTAGTTTTAGTGGGGCAGGGTTAACCATTACTTCAATCAATGCCTCAAACATTTCGGCTGGTACGATTGCTAACGCTCGAACCACTGCGGCTTCAGCCAACGGAGCAAGCACTATCGTAACCAGAGATTCCAACGGAGACTTTAGTGCCAGAACCATTACGGCTAATTTAACAGGTACGGCTTCTAGTGCAACTAGCCCAGCGTCTGGTGGGTCGTTTATTACGTCCAGCAATATTGGCAGTCAATCCGTTGCTTTTGCCACAAATGCCACAAATGCCACAAATGCCACAAATGCCACAAATGCCACAAATGCCACAAATGCCACAAATGCCACAAATGCCACAAACGCCACAAACGCTACCAACGCCACTACTCAAGCAATAGGAACAAATAACACCACTATTGCAACTACCGCATTTTTGGCAACTTCGGTTCTTGGTGGAGTTTCTCAGTCATGGGTAAACGTGTCGGGAAGTAGATCAGTCGGGGTTACTTATACAAACTCAACAGGAAGGCCGATTCAAGTTTCTGTAATTATGCAGCAAGCTAGCAGCACCACACCAACAGACGTTTTATTTGTTGATGGACTTGTTGTTTCAAAACAAACACACATTGGTGTTGGTGATTCACAGACTTTATCTGCCATAGTTCCAAACGGCAGCCAGTATTACATATTATCAAACCCAGATACTTTTATTGAACAATGGCTTGAATTGAGGTAATTATGATTAAAGAGATTCCAGATGAAATGACAGGCGGCGAGTTTAAGCCACGCCATACGATTGAGATTTATTGCCCAAGCTGTGGGTATGACGTTTCTGAAGCCGAGCTTGCTGCCAAGATGTGCAGTGACTGTGGGCATAGCCTTGAAGAGCCAGAAAAGCATGTGTCTATCCTGGTAGCCAATATGTCATTTGGTGGGGGCGTTTTACGGTGAGATATGTCAGACGAACTCGGATTGGGGGTTGGTGCTAAGGGCATAACCGAAGGGTTTAAGACTGTTCGAGAGGCTGGCAAAGAAATTAGCAAGAACATCGAAGATGTTCAGAAGGAGGCAGTAGATCTAGCAAGGCAGAAGGCAAACCAGAAGATACGGGAGCGCAGAGAAGCCGAGCTAAAGAAGGAACGTGCAATATACAAAGCCCTTGAGGAGTACCGACACCGCAAAAAGATTACGGATGAGGAATACAAGCTAAGGGTTGATTTTATCAAGCAGCATGGTACGAAAGAGTGGGAAAAAGTTATACAGATCAAAACCGAGATTGAAAAGCTGGAGAAGGCAGATAAAGAGTTTTTTGATGCGGAGTTGGCAAAGGTTAAATGGGTGCAGTTCTGGTGCTTTTTAGTAGCAGCCTGGATTGCTTATTACATAGTATGGGGGAGTAAGAAATAATGTTAACGCTAATATCGACAGCGCTGTCCTTTTTGATGGGGGGCTTGCCTAAGTTGCTGGACTTTTTTCAAGACAAAGGCGATAAGAAACATGAACTCGCCATGGCTGCCATGCAGATGGAGCGGGAACTAAAACTCATGGAGGCTGGCTTTGCAGCCCAAGCCCGTGTAGAAGAAATCCGCACTGACCAGGTGCAGATGCAAACCCAAGCCCAAGAACGCACGGCTATGTACAATCATGACATTGAGATTGGCAAAGGTGCATCCCAGTGGGTTATTAACCTACGTGCCTCGGTCCGTCCAGTTGTTACTTATCTGTTTGTGTTCCTGTTAATTGTGGTTGACATCGCCTCAATCTGGTGGGCATGGTCATCTGGTGCTCCGTTTGCCGAGTCAATTAACTTAGTTTTTGATAGCGATGAGATGCAGATTCTCTGCTCGATTATTGCGTTTTGGTTTGGAACTCAAGCGTTTAAGAAATGAAAGTAAGCGATAAAGCCATCAAAATGATTAAGCATCACGAAGGTGTACGCCAGAAGCCTTATCGTTGCCCAGCCAAGCTCTGGACGATTGGGGTAGGCCATGTGCTATACCCACGCCAAGGCGCTCTAAAAATAGAAGAGCGGGATGCCTACCCACTGGAATACAAAGATGACCGTACCTTTTCAATGGAGGAAGTCGATGGAATACTTAGGGACGATCTTAACCGCTTTGAACGAGGTGTTGAACGCTACTGTCCTGTCAAGCTCACTCAAGGTCAGTTCGATGCTCTTGTATCTTTTAGCTTTAATGTTGGTCTTGGAACACTACAGCGCTCAACCCTCCGTCAGAAGGTTATTCGGGGCGATATGGAAGGGGCTGCGGAAGAGTTCTTGAAATACACGTTAGCTGGCGGTAAAGTACTAAAAGGCTTGGTAACTCGTAGAAACGATGAACGTGCCTTATTTTTATCTTAGGGTAAACCAGTATGCCATTACAGAAACTACAATTTAGACCAGGAATCAACCGAGAAGGCACTGATTACTCAAACGAGGGTGGTTGGTACGCATGCGATAAAGTGCGCTTTCGCTCAGGGTTTCCTGAAAAGATTGGCGGTTGGATTCGTATGTCCAATGAAGTTTTTCTGGGCGTTTGTCGTGCGCTGTGGAACTGGATCACGCTAGATGGCTCAAACCTATTAGGCGTTGGCACAAACCTAAAATACTACATTGAAGAGGGTGGCGACTATAACGACATTACCCCAATCAGAGTTACATTTACTGCCAACACCAGCCCAAATACCGTTAACTGTATTGCTACAACCAACGGATCAAATGTAGTTACTGTAACTATTATTGGCTACGGCGGTGTAACTAATGACTTTGTAACCATATCTGGCGCTAATGCCATTGGTTCAATTACTGCCGCTGATTTAAATCAAGAGCACCAGATTACCTATATTGATACGACCAAGTTTAGTTTTGTGGTGGCAAATACGGCAAATACAACCGTGACCGCTGGTGGTGGTAATACCATTAACGCTGCTTTCCAAATTCAGACTGGCTTGGATGTGTTTATTCAAGGTACTGGTTGGGGCGCTGGTACTTGGCCTTCTTATATTACAACCACGCTAACCGACCCGTTTACTTCTACGATTAGTACTACGACAGTTACCGTGACCCAAACAGCTCATGGACTTTCTAACGGCAACTATGTAGCTTTTAACAGCATCTCTGGCAACGTATGCGGCATTGCAGCAGCGCCGATTACCAAAGCCTTTCCTATTACGGTGGTTAACGCAAATGCCTACACCTTTTCTACTGTTATTGGCTCTAACACTTACACTACTAGCGATGCAGGCCCTACTGGAGGGACTGTTGTAGTTTCTACGCCTGTGGCGCCATTTAGAGGTTGGGGTGCGGCTGCTGATGTGGGTATTGGTCAGCAATTAAGATTGTGGACAAACGACAACTTTGGTGAAGATTTAATTATTGCTCCTCGTGGCGGTGCTATTTATTACTGGGATGCGACTCTTGGACTTACAGTGCGGGCGGTAGAATTAAGCACTTTGGCTTCTGGCTCAACGGTTCCAGGCACTTCTTATACCTATGCGGATTTTGTACCTAACAGAACCAACCAAGTTATTGGGTCGTCAATTCAACGCTTTGTTATTTGTTTTGGCTCTAACCCCTATGACCCAACCAATC